ATCTTCTCCGCCTCAACCAGCGGGCTCAAAAGCGGCGTTGCTGATGCTGTTCGCTCGTTCAAGCAGATGGGCGGCGAGGCCGGCAAACTCTCGTCTGCGTTCAAGGTGCTGCGAGACGCTGGTGCTCGAGGTGTTGGCGACGTTGGTCCAGCAGCTGCACGAGCAACAGCAAAGCTTGCCACGATGGAGTCGATGGCCGCCAAGCTGCAAGCCGGGCTAGCAAGCGGTGCAATCTCGGCAGCAGACTTTGCGCGGAAGATGGACATGATTACGGCCGAGGCCGCCCGCATGTCGGCTGCCGTGGCAAGAGGAATTGACGTTACGAGACAGCACGAAACGGCAGAGCAGAAACACGCACGGGCAACGGACGAACTGGGCTCGCTTCTTCGCGAAGGTACGATCTCGCAGGATACGTTTGCGCGAGCTACGCAATCTGCCAAGCAGGAACTAAACGACGCCACCGGCGTGACGGCAGCGCAAGAGGCCGCGTTTCAAAACATGGTCAACGTTCACCAGCGTGGCGCCGCCGTGTTTGCGGACGTTGCCACAGCGGAGGAGCGGCACGGCAACAAGCTCGAGGAGCTGCGTGGGCTCTTGGCCGCTGGTGCGATCAACCAGCAGACGTTTAACCGTGCAGTCAGCAAGGCAGACGACGAGCTCCGCCAGGCCAACGCCGGGGCGAACAAGTTCTCGGGAGCCCTTGGCAGTGCCGAGACTGCACTGGCGAAAGTCAACTCAAAGCTGAACGCACTGATTGGCATCCAGGCGGCCCAGCTGTTCTCGTCTGTGGCCTCGGCCGTCTCCAATGCTGCCCGGTCTCTTGTCTCTTACGGGGCCGACCAGGCCGGCGTGGTAGACGCTACTAGGAACCTGTCGCTCCGCCTGGGCATGACCTACGGCGAGTTTGCCGGGATCGCCCACGCGGCCAACCTGGCCGACGTGTCGATGGAGTCTGTTGGCAACGCAGCCCAGAAATCGGAAGTAAACTTTGCCAAGGCCGCCAACGGCTCTCACGTGGCGCAGGCGGCGTTTGGTGCTCTTGGCTTGTCCGTGGAGGAGCTCGGAGCCTTGAGCCCGGCCCAGCGGTTCCAGGCGATTGCGGCGGCACTGCAAAACGTGCCCGACTCTGCCGAGCGTGCCCGGCTGGCGGTGGCGCTGTTTGGCCGAGCCGGCGGCGAGCTGCTCCCGATGTTTGAAGGTGGCGCAGCCAGTATCAGCGACGCATCCAGAGAGGCCGAGCGATTTGGCCTGGCTCTTACGCAGGACCAGGCCAACAGCATCGACTCGATGGGCGACTCGTTCCAGAAGGCCCAGCAGGCCGTGGCCGGCGTTGTCCAGCAGGTCGTGGCGTACCTGTCGCCAGCGCTGGAAGGCGTGGTTACGACGTTCACGGACCTGATCGGCGGCATCGGCGGCGCCAACATTGGCCAGTTTATTGGCGATGCCATCTTGAACGCTGCGGTGTATTTTGCGGGGATTGCTGACTACTTCATTGCCGGTGCTACGAGCCTCTGGGAATACGCCAGCGAGGTAGGCGTTCAGTGGAACACCGTCTGGGAATACGCCAATCGGGCCGCGGCGTTCTTTGCTGGCGTTGGCGATGCGTTTAAGGCCGGGCTGGCGGCTGCCATGCTGGGGATCGTGACGCCCTTTGCCATGATCCTCACTGGGATCAAGGAGGCGGCCGGGATGCTCGGCTACGAGTCTGCGGCGCTCAACAGTGCCGTGGCAGGCATGGACGCCTTCCGCGGCTCGCTGGGTACGGACATGGAGGCCGCGGCGGCATCCGCTGCCAAGAACTTCAACTACGCGTTCACTGGCGAGGGCGGGCCAAAGCCGGCCGGCGGCGAGGCCAAGAAAGGCCCCCTGGCAATGTCGCTTCAAGAATCGATCGACAAGGCCAAGGCGGACGCGGCCGCCAAGAACGCGGCCAGTCCGCAGACGATCGCCGCAAAAGATCAGAAGCCAGCGGGCGAGGTGGCGGCCGTCGGCCAGAGCACCGAGGCCCTTAAGGCCGTGGACAGCCGATCAAAGGAAGGCATCAGCGAGATGTTCCGCCTGATTCGTGGCGGCGGCGACGAGATCCAAGAGAAGCAGCTGAACGTCCTTGAGAAGATCCACGAAGATCTCTCAGGGGACGACAACCAAGACATCATGGAATTGGCGGGGGCGTAATGGCAGTCGTGGCAGTGAATGAAGTCATCGGCGGAACTGGCCTCTCCGGCAAGTACGGCGAGAGTTTCACGTTCACTCGCAAATGGCGGATACGCGTTGACGATCCGACCACGTCGAAGGTGATCATCTCGCGAGCGCCGGGAATTGTCTTTAACTCCCCTCACCCCGACTTTGGCGATCACAAGGCGATGGAGTTTGATCTGACCGACGAGGACGGCGTCGGGATGTTCTGGATCATGACAGTGAAATACTACATCCCTCCCAAAGAAAACACGCCCGACGATACGACGGGAATGCCTGCCGACGATTGGAAGGCAACCGGCAGCACGACTACCGTGCCGGTGTTCAAAGACAAGGACGGTCTGGCGATCGCCAACAGTGCCGGCGATCCACTGGAGGGCTTGGAGATCGAGGCCAGCGACGCGGCACTGACGCTCACCAAGTGCTACACGAACACCGCCTGGTCCTCGATCGCGTCCTCGCAGTCCAACACGGTCAACTCATCGGCGTGGAACAGCTACCCGGCCAGGACGTGGAAGGTGGAGTTTCGCGGCGCGACGAAGAAAGAGATGACGGTCTCGGCTGGCAGCGGCTCGGCAACGAAGGTCTACTGGGAAACGTCGTGGGAGTTTCGCTACCGAGCCGAGACGTGGGATCTGGCGCCGTGGGACTGTGGCTTTAATCAGCTTGTCACCAGTGACGGCACGCCATCGGCCAGCGGCACAAAGCGTGCGTCTGTTCTGGGCGGCGACAAGAAGCCGGTGCGACAGCCGGTGGCCCTGACAAGCGGCGTGGCCAAGGCCGCCGGTCAAAAGCCCGACGTGCTGAACTTCCGGGCGTACAAGGAAACCAGCTTTACGGTCTTTGGGACGCCCAGCTAATGGCCAAGCCTCCGAGACAATCCGGGCGAAGCGTCACGTTCACGCCGGCGTCGGCCAAACGGATTGCTCGAGCTGTGCTGGCCCACGAGCGTGGCGGCCGGGACATGGAGCGGACGCAGCTGCGGACGGCTGGCGGCGACGGCGAGATCGTGCGTGGCACGTTCACGGCCCCGTGGAACAAAGGCAGCACGGCCACCGTCACAGACGCCACGCTGACCAGCGTCACCTACGCGGGCGTGAAAAACTACTTTGCCAACGTGAGCGGCTCCGGCAGCAAGGCCTGTGCGATTGCCTACGTTGCCGGCGAGTGGATTCTGATCGCTGCGGAGTGCGGCTAATGCTAGGCGGAAGCTGTAGCCCGTGCTGTGGGCAGTGCAATCAACTCCGACTTGCGCAACGTGTCGAGGTCGACATCTCGGCCGCGGACCACGTTCATAACTGCGTTAACCAGTTCAACGTTCAAGGCTGGGGTTTTGCTGGAAGCGTTATGAATGGGACGTGGTCGCTGACAAGAACGGAGACGACAGACGTGTCGTCAACGTGGTCGACGTCGTTTGGAGGTGCGGTGTGCGGAAAATTTAAATATGACCTAACAGTTGTTCTTGGCGTCTACGAGACTGACGCGCTTAGTCTGCGATTATCAGGCGAGATTTTATGGTCGATCTATTTCAAGCAAGGCAATTCATCGTTTCTCTTTGATAGTATCGCCAGCCTGTGTAATACCGACTACGTTGAAAACCTTGGGTATGGCTATCAAGGTATGTCGCTTAACGCCTCGTGCGAAGACTTCTCGGCAGGGTTTCCAGATGTCAATTTTACAAGAATTCGTAATTTGAGTGACAGCACATATATCTCAGGATTTCCGGCATGCAGAACATTTTCGTATAACACCTGCTCTGCTGTTGATTTTGGCTCGCCACAAATTGGCGTGACAGCCGTCCGGGTGTATTTCTGAAAAGCCATGCTGTGCAACATTGGCAATGATTTGGCGTGCAGTCGCTGCGGGCGGCGAGTATCTCACGCCAGCGTTCGGGCCGAGTGCATTGCCGGCCTCGGCGACCGCCTGGCGGCCGGGCTGGCTGCGGTCGGAATCACAAAGGACCGAGTTTCTGCCATTGTTGGTGGCGACTGCGGATGTGAACAACGCCAGCAGGCTTTGAACCAGCTGGGCTACCGTCTTGGGATCGGCGCCCCCCCGTCGCCTTGATTGAGCGGGCAGGTGTGGCAGGATTTCTCGGGTCGCCACCTCGCAAGGATGCTCTATGGCCGCCGTCACCGTCTCGCAGCTGCCCGGATCCCTCGACCTGGTCTTCGTGGCCGGCGACGAGCTCAACGTGGCCATCACGCTGGGCCAGAACGTCACCGGCTACACGTTCACGGCTGGCGTCTACCAGTCCGGCACCAGCGTCTTCTCGGGCGGCGCCGCCGTCTCGACGGTCTACAGCCGGTCAGGGGCCGACGCTGCCACGTTTGCCACCACCGTCTCGGCCGCCTCGACGGGCACTCTTACGGTTGGGCTCTCTGAAACCCAGACATCCGCTCTGACGCCAGGCACGGCCTACCGCTGGTATCTGACGCAGGTGGCCACGGGCGGCATCACGCGAACCATTCTCTCCGGGAACGTGACCGTCTCCGCCCCATGAGCGATATCAACGTCACCGTCACGAATGCCGGATCGTCGACCGTCACGGCGTCGAGCTCAGGCACGTACACGGCCACCGTGGGCAACGGAGGATCGGTCAACGTCTCGCTCGGCACTGTCTCGCCCGGCAGCGGCACGGTCGTCTCTGGCACGCTCCAGATCGGCAAGGTGGCAACACTTAGCCCATCGGCATCTGCGACGGCGGTCAACGTCGGCACGGCCTACGCTGCGATCATCGACCTAGGGCTACCGCAGGGGCAGACGGGCCAGGCGGGCAAAGACGGCACGGCAGGCACGGCAGGCAAAGACGGAGCGGCCGGGGCCACCGGGGCCGCAGGCACCAACGGCACCAACGGCACCACGCCAGCGTTCACGGCCACAGCATCCACGCTCTCTGCTGGCAGCTCGGCGACCGTCACAGCCACCACGACCAACAGCGGAGCCAACGTCTCCCTAGCATTCGGAATCCCGGCCGGGGCGGCTGGCTCTGGCGGCGGTGCCTCGCTCTCCGACTCGACGCCATCGGCTCTCGGGACGGCGGCGGCTGGCACGAGCTCGACGGCCAGCCGTAGTGACCACGTCCACGCCACGCAGGTGATCAGCTACGCCAACCTGACCAACGTGCCCAGCACGTTTTCCCCCTCGACGCACACGCACACGGCCAGCCAGATCAGCGACTTCACGACGGCTGCGGCAGCGGCGGCACCGATCCAGACCGTGGCGGGCCGCACTGGCGACGTGATCATCAGCACCAGCGACGTGAGCGGGCTGGACTCGCTGCTGGCGAACGTCAACGTGGACGTGATCGACGGCGGCGACTATGTCGGTATTGTTTTGTCGCCGACGATCTCCATCACCGCACAGCCCGCCGACTACGCGGCCACGCTGAACGTCGGGTCGGCCTGGTCAAGTGTCGGCACAGGCAACACGTACTGGCGAGCAATCGCCTACAACGGCACGCGATGGGTGATTGCAGGCCAGTGGTTTGCGAGCGGGACGGCGTACTACACGACTGCATCGACAGACGCGACGACGTGGACGCTGCGTGGCAATTCAACCTCGCCACAGTTCCCGGTGACAGCCATAGCGTCAGACGGCACGTCGTTTGTAGCGGTGGGTGATGGGAAATACGCTGGCAGCACAGACGGGCTGACGTGGACGGGCGGCACGCTGCCCGTGAACGCCCTTGCCATTGCATACGGCAACTCTCGCTGGCTGGCGGCTGGCAGCAGCTCGAGCACCTCTAGCAACGGCATGACGTGGGCCACGGCGGTCACGGCACCGGCGACGATATCGTGGCTGTGCTACGGCTCTGGCGGGTTTGTTGGCGTTGCCGCTGGCACCACGGCGGCCCTGTATCGAACGGCGGACGGCACGACCTGGTCTACGCATTCATTGCCAGCATCGGCGGCGTGGAACGGCGTGGCGTTTGGCGGTGGCGTATACGTTGCCGTTCGCACCGGATCGACGGCGGCCTACTCCAGCGACGGCCAGACTTGGACGACGGCAACCATGCCATCCAGCAGGACGTGGGGTTCTGTTGTCTACGCCGCCGGTCGCTTTATTGCGTTTGGCTACAACTCGACTGCGGCTGCCTACTCCACAGACGGCCAGACGTGGACGACGATGACGCTGCCTGCCAGTGGCCGTTGGTTGGCTGCTGCTGGCGGCTCGTCGTCTGTTGTTGCACTAAACCAGGGCACCGGCTCGCACGCTTACAGCGTGTCGGCTGCAACTGCCGCGTTCACAGTCGCTGCCGCATCGACTGCCACACTCTTGTATCAGTGGCAACTATCCACAGACGCGGGCACGACGTTTGCCAATGTATCCGCTGCAACCAGTGCGACGCTCTCGCTGTCGGGTCTGACGACGGCTGAGAGTGGACGACGCTACCGCTGCATTGTTTCGGCCACTGGCGTGGCGAGCGTGACGACTAACTCTGCAACCCTCACGGTGACTTAACATGGCGAACAAGATCAAGCCGAAACGCAGCTACACCGCCAACGCCGTGCCGACCACGAGCGATCTGGAGACAAACGAACTGGCGATCCGGTGGGATGCCTCGTCGCCAGCCATGTTCACCAAGAATGCCGCAGGCAACATCGTCAGCGTGACGCTCGGTGGGAGCGGCGGCGGCTCTGGCTCGCTCTCGGGCAGCGTGACAATACCTGAGAGCGGCGATGCGCAGTGGGCGAATACCGTCCTGCTGCTCAAGGGTGACGCAGGCATCACAGACAGTAGCTCCGGCAACCGCACCGGAACGAATAACGGCACTACAATCAGTTCGACTCGCATGTTTGGTGCGGGGTCGCTGTCTATGGGTGGAGGAAACATTTCATTTGCCAACGAAACGGCATTTGACATGGGCACGGCATGGACGGTTGAAGCGTGGGTCTACATACCATCGTTTGGCACTGACGCTGGGCTGGCGTGCCGAGGTGATCTGGTCGCTGGATCGGGTTGGGACGGCTGCCAGTTTTCAATTCGTATCGGCGGCAATGCAAACGTCACGGCGTATTTCTGGGGGAGCGGTAATTCAGAACAAATTGTGGACTGTGCCAGCGCGCTAACGGCCAGCACTTGGCAGCATATTGCCGTAGTGCGAGACGGCGCAGTTGGGCGAGTGTATGTCGGCGGTGTACTGATTGGATCGCGTTCGGACCTAAACACTCCAGTGTCTAGCAATTTCCCGATCATCGTTGGCAAGTGGACGGCTTATAGGTCTGGCAGCAATGGATTGCAGGGACTGATTGACGATTTTCGCGTCACTAAAGCGGCACGCTACAGCGGATCGTCGTTCACGCCCCCTACCGCCGCCCACCAAACCGGCACCTACACCGCCGCACAGACCCTCCCGGTCACCGTCACCGGCTCGGGCGGCACGGCGATAGTATCTAGCGTCGCTGGCCGCACCGGGGCGGTCACGCTGACATCTGCCGACGTGTCTGGCGTCGTCCCATCGACGACGACCGGCATCACGGGCGCGACCGCGATCACCAATATCATATCGCTGACACAGTCATCGTATGACGCGATCGGCAGCAAGAGCGCGACGACTCTCTACATAATTAACGGGTGATTCGTGGCTATCAAGCTCGGCACGGCAACACCATCTAATTACAAGCTCGGCTCCGCGAGCGTGTCCAAGGCTTACCTTGGCACGTCGCAAGTGTGGCCTGTGGCGTCGGCGTTTACGCCGGTTTCGTTTTTGCTTACGTCGGGAACGAGCTACACGGTGCCGACTGGCGCGGCGAGCATGACGGCATGGGCCGTGGGTGGCGGTGGTAGGGGGTATGGCGGCGGCGGTGGCGGAACGGCTTACAAAACATGGACAGTTACTGGAGGCGGCTCTATTGCCTACGTTGTTGCACCTGCTGGGACCACCGGAGGAGTGACGAGACAGGCCAGTACAACGGTGACGTATGGCGGAACGACTATTAGTGGTCAGAGCGGTCGCACTACCGGCGGTGGAGCGGGGACGACCTACTACGGCACCTACTCTGGTGGAGACGGCGGCGCGAATGGCGGGGAGGGGCAACTTTATGGCGAGCGTGGTGGGTCTGTCGGCGGCAATGGCGCTGCCGCATCATGCGGTCGCAAGCAGCTGGTTGACGTTTCTGGTCTCAAGGCTGCGGTGGCGGCTGCTGGAGGCAAAACTGTGGAGGACTGCGGCACTGACGCGGCGTTTGGTTCGGGCGCGTCTGGAAAGTTTGACTCGTCAAAGGCCGCTGGCATTGGCGGCGGCGGCGGCACGGGCAGCTTGAACGGCGGGGCCGGTGCCGTAATTCTTTATTTCACATAGGACTGATTATGGGCGACGTTTTGCGATCTCCTGTTAATGGAAATGCCATCGTCCTGACTCCGCGTAGCGGCAGTCACTCGCTGGCATCTGCCGCGATTACTGCGTGGTATCCAGACACCAGCGTGCCAGACGGCCAGCACCCGGCTGGATCGCTGCCTCCAGAGGCTTGGAACGGGGAGGCTGGTCTGGGACTGATTGTTCGCAGTCCCATAGAGCGATTTCGCAGCATGTGCGCCCACAGGCCCAGTCGCACTATCGACGAGCATCTGGACTCGCCAGTTTACGGCCCACTGCCGCAGGCAGAATTTGTCCGCCACTTCAAATTTGAGACTGAGCTAGACGCTGCCGCCGAGTGGCTGGGCCTGCCCGTCCCGCTTCCGCAGGAGGATGCCACCGACGAGGCCGCCAAGCCCACGCTGACGGCAGAGCAGGAAGGCCGCGTGCGTGAAATCTACGCAGACGACGTGGCCCTGTGGGAGTCATTGCGATGAGCGACATATCCGCAACCGTCACATCACAGCCGATCTCTGCCACCGTCACGTCGGCCGGCGTGTCGGCCACTGTGGCCAGCTTGAGCTCGACTGTGTCGGCCGGCGGCGGCGTTGGGCCGCAGGGGCCAGCAGGGACCAACGGTGGACCGATTGAGCAGCTCTCAAACGTCCAGATCGCGTCGGCCCAAGCGGGCGACGTGCTGCAATATGGCGCTGCGAACAAGTGGCAGAACAACCCGGTACTTGACGGAGGAAATTTTTGATGGCCAGCACAATCAGGATCAAGCGACGCAACTCGGCTGGCGCGGCCGGAGCCCCTTCCAGCCTCCAACAGGGAGAGCCTGCCTGGAATGAAGCAGACTCCACTCTTTACATTGGAGTCGGCACGGGCGGTGCTGGAGGCTCGGCCACTACGATTGCCGCCATAGGCGGAAGTGGCACGTTTGCCACGAAGGCATACGTGGCAACCGCGGTGGCGGCCGTCGATGTCTCGTCGCAGCTTGCCAGCTACGTGACGAGCTCCACGGCCACGGCCACTTACGCCCCCAAGGCCTCGCCCTCGCTTACGGGAACGCCCGTAGCACCGACGGCCACCGCCGGCACAAACAACACGCAGATAGCTACCACGGCCTACGTGACCACGGCTATCAGCAATCTGGTTGGGGGGGCCGGGGCTGCCCTCGACACGCTAAACGAGCTGAGCGCCGCCCTGGGCAACGACGCCAGCTTCTCCACGACGATCACCACGTCGATCGGCACCAAGCTGGCCAAGGCGTCGAACCTGTCGGACCTGGCGGACGCTGCCACGGCCAGGACGAATCTAGGGCTGGGCACGATGGCCACGCAGGCGGCCTCCAGCGTGAGCATTACAGGCGGCTCGATTGATGGCGTTACCTTGGATGGGGGGACCTACTGAAATGTCATCGTATGACCAACTACCCGGCCCTATGAACTTGCGCTGGCGGGCGGGCGACTCGTTTTCGTCGCTGCTCGATTTTGACATCACCCTGACCGGCTACACAGCGTCGGCCATCGTCACATCGACCGTGACTGGCGCGACACTGGCGACGTTCACGACGACGGTGGCAGATGCGGCGGCTGGCAAGATCAACGTCGCGCTCTCCAGTGCCCAGACGTCCACGCTGGGCGTTGGCACTTATGGTTGGTCTCTCACGTGGGTGGCGCCGGGCAGCGTCACCCGTACTGCTCTCGAAGGATACGTTGACGCAACCATCTAACCGGAGGTTGCGATGGCGAAGAAGTCGCAGAAGAGATTCTGGGTGGGCAGCCCCGACGGGTTTGGCCAGCCCGACGACGACGTGGTCGAGGGCTGCCTGAGCCCTGATGAAGACGGCCATGTTTACGTCCAGAAGCCGGCAGACGACCAAACACCACGGAGGGCGGAGCGTGCCACAGGCAAAGACAGGCCCAAGAAGCCGAGGAAGTCTTGACGCGATCAGCCAAGCGGCGCTCGACCTGATTAAGCAGTTCCCAGACCATCCGGCAAGATCGCTGGCTCGGAAGTTGGTGGAGGAAAGCAACGGCGCTATCACGCTCGACGCTGCACGGTCTCGCATTCGTCTGTTGTTGGGCCAGTCCGGGAAGCGACTGCGGGCGCGGCCCAGCCACGGTGTGCGCCGAGCAGCTCGAGCACCAGGCCAAGGCGTCGAGATGCCGACGAGCCAGGCCGTGCCGTGGACCGTCTACGATATGGCGATCGTCGGCAAGGTCGGCATCCTGAGCGACATCCACTGCCCCTACCACGACGACGTGGCCCTCCGGGCCGCGGTCGATCACCTGCACGAGCACAAGATCGACGCGCTGCTCTTAAACGGAGACTTCGCAGACTTCTATTCGATCTCGCGGCACGAGAAGAATCCCAAATACAGAAATTTCCTGGCCGAGATTGAGCAGGTGCAGCAGTTGCTCCGCTGGTTCCGCGATCAGTTCCCGGACATCAAGATCGTGGCGAAGCAGGGAAATCATGAGGAAAGGTGGAACGCTTGGCTGTTCCAGCACGCCCCCGAGCTCTCGACGTCGCCCATCATGGGCCTAGATAACTGGCTGGCCCTCAAGGATCTCGACATCGACCTGGTGGGCGAGAAGCGGATCATCATGCTGGGTGGTCTCCCGGTGCTGCACGGCCACGAGAAGGGCAACGGCATCAGCTCGCCGGTCAACCAGGCGCGCGGGGCGTACATGCGTCTACATCACACGGTGCTTGAGGGCCACGGCCATAGGACGTCGATTCACAGCGAGCCGGACATGATGGGCAAAGAGACGGTTTGCTTCTCGACGGGCTGCCTGTGCGATCTCCGGCCGGCCTACGCCCCGGTCAACAAGTGGAACCACGGGGCGGCTGTCGTCCAGGTCAACGAGGCCGGGGAGTTCAACGTCGAAAACTTCCGCATTGCGTCGGGCCGGGTGCGGACGTCGTGACCGGCTACAGGCTTACGGACGACGATCTTCAGCAGGCGGAGTACGCTGCCAGGAAGTTCAGCGGGTGCTGGTGGACTGGCACAAGCGGAACGCTAGCCTCGTGGCTATTGCTGGCGGTTCACGAAATCAGGAGGACACGATCGATGAAAGCACCAGACGACACGCCGACCAACGCCGCCGAGCATCTGCTCCGCACTGCGATCCACACCATCGGAGCTAGACGCGCGACCTACGGGCCGCCGAAGGAGCACTTCGCCAGGACGGTGGCCGCCATCAACGCCATCTTCTCGCACAAGCTGCGCGAGCCGCTGACCGAAAGCGACTGGGCGATGGTGATGATCCTCGACAAGCTGGCGCGACACCACGGCCCATCGAAGAGCAAAGACACGCCGGTTGATCTGGCAGGGTACGCGGCGTGTCTGGCGGAGTGCGAGCAGGGCTAGGCTACCCGGCCTCGTTCCTTATCAACC